TATCTAAATCTACATCAACATTAATATCTTCACCATCTGCCTTTTCAACAAATGTTTCTACATCAAATTTACAACCCACACTAGTACATCTTATTTGTTCTCTACCGTTGAAATCTTTTACCATTCTTTCCAATCCATTTGCTTTTGCAAACTTGTTTACAGATTCAATTACTGCAAATGGGTTTGCTGGTGTATCACATAATGCAATTTCATATAACTCTAATTTCCTTAATTCCAATGCCATTTTACCGTCTTTTTGAATTGGCTCTCTTTCTTTACTTGCACCTCCCATAGATAGTCCTGAATATTCTCCTTTTAGAACCTTATCCCAAATTTTGTCATATAATGTAATACCGTCTTTTTTATATACCTCACCTGTAATTAATACAGTTGCTACTCCTTTGTATTCTGATTTTTCATAACTTAATACCTTACCCACCATTCTATTACTGTGATAATCTGATATAACTGGATTTACTTCCATAAATGCTTCCATAATTTTCATAACTTCTTTGACAAAAATGAACTCCTGTTGCCTGTCTATGATTTCAGCAGTAATATGACCTTTAAATATTCTACGATCATCTGCTGTATCAACAGTCAAGCCTTTTGTTACAAAATCAGAAAATTCTACAAACTGTGTCATGTATATAAAAAAAGAGTTATAGTATATAAAAATTGGGTTGTTCTATGACTGTGAGATGGTCGTAGAACCGTTTTGTCCTGCACGAATACCTAGGTATGTAAGTGCTGAACCAATCAAAATACCAAATACAAAGGTAAAGATTGCTCCATATTGTTCTGATGACATTTGCACGGTTGAATCAAATAATAGCCCTTTTACTGCTCCCCATCCAACAAATAGTATTGCTGAGAACAATGAAAGTGCAACTACTGATATTGCAATATCTTGTCTTTTTATGATTGACATAATAAAAGGGCAAAGAAACGATTATATAAAGGTGTTGATTAAGACTAAGTTATGGACTTTTACGTCTACGATAACGTATATACTTTTAATAAAAGAAACCCGTTTTCAGGCTCTATTAATAGTAGATTAGAGGTTAAATCTATAGATATACCCGAAAATCATTCATTTTGGTTCTATACTGATATGCAATATATGCAAGATAATGTCAATTTACAGAAGCGATATGTGCATATACACCCCGGAGTAGGCACTACAAACACTACCAGATTTAAAAAAGAACCAACTCATGTATCAAGAACTAACTTTTATTATAACCCAAAAGAAAAAAGAATTGAAGTAAGAAATTCTATACTACCGTGGAACAAGCCTATTTTTGCTAAAAAATGTATATATTATGGAACAGAGTTACCTCCTAAAAGAATGTCATTAATGGGTGAATGGTATTATGATTTTGGAAACAATACAATACATTTAATCATAGATTACAACACACAAAAAATTAAATTTCATTGGGAAGAAGGATTTGATGAGCCATCAACTGCTGAACAACTAACAAAAATAGCAGAATTAGAACTAAAAATAGACAAAGCAGAAAAACAATTAGCCCAATCTGAATGATTGATTATTTGTTTGATCTCTAGTTATACCGCTACCAAATTCTTCTCCGGGATTTCTTGCATAGTATTTTCTTTTCATAATTTCATCAGGTGCGTTATCTCTACCACCTTTTGCTCTATACGCCTTGTGAACTTTATTTAATCTTCTCATACATGAACTACACATTGAGCAGTTTATTTGCCATACATCATCAAATTCCCATCCTGCGTGTATGTCACATAATTCGTAACCGTGTTTTTTTGTAAGCAAACACATTAATCCCTCTGTTCCACGTTTTTCCATACATTCTCCACACATATATATTAAAGTAGATATTACCTGATCTATCTTACTGCAACCATAACAATAACCCTCACTATAATTGTTAATTCTAGTATGTTCATCGTCTTGTACTCTTTCCCTTAAATTTCTTGTATGTTGGTTTTCTTTACCTGCACGTTCTTTTAAATCATTTTTTTGTATTCTGTCTTTAGCATCTAGACCATCTTCTGTCCACCCGAATCTTTTACCAGAATCACCCATTTTAATTATTCAACTCTTTTAATATATATAAGACTTTCTCAGGTTCTACACCGAGAGTTTCAAAATGTTTTACTATGTCATAAGCAGTTGCATGGGGTGTGTGTGATATATATTCTATAACAGATTCAGTTAGTTCAATATCAGATTGCATTTTAATCTAAAGATTTTAAGAATTTATCCCATTGTTTTTTAGTCATACCTTTGTTACTTAATGTTGTTCCAGTTCCACTAGCAGGGCTACCATCGCCAGTTCCACCTTTGTCACTTGGTCTTGCAATCTTTGGTTCTCCGTCAAAATTTTGTGCTTCGCCTTCTGCTTTTGGTGCAGATGATTTTGTTTTGTCATTGTTTCCTTCTCCCTCGTTTTGACCTACTCCGCCACCCATCATAGCCTGTTGTTTTTCAGGATTTGGGAATTGTGATATGAGTATATTGTTCTCACCGTCAAATGCCACATCAAATCCCATTCCATATAGTTTAACGGTGTTGTCAATCTTTTGACCTCTGACTTGTTCTTCTCTGAGTTCATCAATTTCTTCACTTGTTACTAGTTCAATCTTCCAATCATATATTTCCATTATATCGGTAATCTCGTTAAAGAAATTTTCATTCAAGAATCTTTGAAACCATTTGATAGTTCTGTTTGTAAGTGTTACTTGAAGTGCCTCGTTACCTAAACCTGCCTTAGCCTGTTCACCATAGAATAAAGGTTGAACACCATAAACAGTTGATATAATCTGTCTTAATTCTTTTCTAAGATCACTTAATTCCAACTCTTTAAAGTTTGGAGTAAGATCAATATATTCAAGTGATTGACTTACGTTTTCCGTGTTAAGAAGAATTGGTCTAGGCATATATGGATCTTGTCTTGCACCTTGACGTTGTTTTTCCATGAAAGATTGAACTGATTCAGCGTTTCTGCTTCCCATTACAAGTAATGATTTTGGTGGTCTATCCTTGTCAAAGTATTTCCACATATATTCATCTTGGAACATAAGTGATAGAACTTTTTTCCATACTGATTGAATTGGGGAGTTTCCATATAATACATCTGGGTAATATTTTCCCGGAATCCATACTATTTCTCTTTGTGCATAATACATCTTTTTAGGACTACTAAGTGGAACACCATAAGGAACACTATTGGTTTCTAAAAATGCGTTAAAACATTCACAACCACATTTAGGACATACTGGAACTTCTAATACAGAATCTCTATGTTCATATTGTGGGCATATATATCGTGGTTTACCGTCAGCACCTACACCCAAAACTGCCTCATCACTTGCAATTATACTGCATTGTATAGGATGTATTCTAATAATTTCATCTATTTTACTTTCATGTATGCTGGAAAGTGCCTTTTTTGTTGCACCTGTTTCAGGATCAGGAGTGGAAAATGATTTTAATTTCCATTGTCTTGACACTAAAATATAGCAACCGTCTATAATATCTAAATCTCTTTCTGCCTGTCTTGCAACAATTTTAAGAGATTGCTGGTTGTTATTTATTCTTTTATCCAAAAGTGTTTGCAATACCTGTCTATTTTTTGGATCTGGTTTTGTCCATTTACGAGGATTATCATTACCACAAGCACTACATTGTAATTTTTCTTTTTTGCCTTTATTACCCAAATCACTAATTGGAACATAGTCTTTTAGTGGTTTTTGCTCATATTCCTTCAAACAAACAAGGCATTTATGCTCATATCTTGGCTTTACTTCTAATCCATTTCTAAACATTTCTCTTTGAATAGTTTCAATAACTGCCCTCAAATCACCTACATAATCTGCTAATTCATACATTCTATTTGGCGACATACGCCACATTGGAATTTTACTGCCATCAGGAGTATCTAGAAATGGATATGGTGTACTAGCCCTAGAATTTGAGTGTAAATACTCGTCATTTATGGCTTTTCTCATATCATAATGATCTTGTGTAACACGATTAAAGTCGTCTTTCTCTACCACACGGTAGTTTCTTGGATCTATATTATCCCTAATCTTGCCAAAGAACCCCATATTCTACCAAAGCGTGTCAAAGTATTTAAAGATTTTAAACGTATTCTTCGCCACATTCTTCGTTACTACACACTAGTAAATCTACGCCATCATAGGCATAATCTGTGTGAATTAGGTCGCCTTTTTTACAAACTTCGCATTTCATATTTAAATGCGTAGGTTTTGCTTATATAACTGTTTCTTCTTTTTCTGCTTTCTTTGCTTTTGCCTTATCTGCCTTGCGTTTTTTCTCTAATTCCTCTGCAANTTCTTGATCAACTACTCCTGCCTCACTTAGACCAAACATTACTTCAATTTGACCGTGCTTAGGACTGTCTACCATTTTGCCCATTCTGTATGCACCTGATTTTTTGAAATATACCCTGTATGTTGACTTGTGTGCAAGAACTGTTCCCCCTATTGCTGTTACAGGATCGCCATAGAAAACTCCGGGATTAATCATTACCTGATTAGTCCATATAATTGCTATATTATGAAAGTTAGCCATGTTTGAAGCCATAGTCAAAAACTCATCTAGATATTTTTGTCTTTCAGATAGCATGGCTCTACCGCTAAAGTCCTGTCTAAACAAACCTGTTGCACTATCAATTACAATCANTTTTATTTCCTTGTCTTCAACTAATAACTTTTCAAGTTCCTGTAAAATTAAATATTGATCTGCTGAATTATATGCTTTTGCTCTAATTATATTTTCAAGTGTTTNCCCANTNTCTAATTCTAAAGATTCTGCAATAGATTCTATTCTTGTTGGCTCAAATGTTCCCTCTGAATCTATCCAAACACATTTTCCATCAAGTCCACCTTTGTCTTTTGGTAGTTGAACCCTTACTGCCATAGTATGACAAAACTGTGTTTTGCCACAACCGAACTCTCCATATATTTCAGTAGTTGCACCACATTCTATTCCACCTGTAAATAATTTATCCAATGCTTTTGTTCCAGTTGAAATTTTTTCCAAAGACTCGTCTTCTTTTTTAGCATCTAGACCTGACTGAAACACGGGGGAATCATCATATTTTTCTCTTGCCTTTTTAAATAATTCCATAGCAGAGTTATTGTCTATACCTAGCATTTCTGCAACTTTAGGTGGGGGGATAACAAATAATTGTTCTACTGTTGTAATTCCATTCTTTTCAAATTTCTTTGCTGTTCCATCTCCAATACCTTTTAGTTTAGTTATATCCACAAATCTTTAATACCACAAACACTATTTAACTCTATGGCAACTGCCACAGTTTATACAATATCTGACGGGGTAATTGTTGAAAAATTTGACATTGATTACAACTACGCCATTGGTGCATACCACGGAAAGAAGAATAGTAAAGGAAATTATTATGTAGCAAGGAAGGGTATTACTATTCCTTTTCCTGAGAAGAATCGTTCTCTAAAGAATGTGTTTCACCAGCAGGATCGAGAACAATCTCCTTAATTTTTTCAATCAGTTCTTCTTTTGTAAGGCTATCATCATCAAGAACTTCCTTTATATCTTTTTGAGATTTGTGAATTACATCAACAATGATAGTTTGTTTATGTGTAAGTTCAGTAAAAGCGTTTGTTACAACATATAATGCTCTACCTAGATCATGTGATTTCATTTGACCTATTGGCATATCAACAATTACTGCTGAAGCATTTTTAATACTGTTGTAAGGTATCTTACCTAAATCCTTTAACTGTTTTTTAATTTGGGGATTGATAATTACCATAAAAACAATAAGATAGACTTTGTTATAAAGACTACTATGATCATGATCATGATCATACTTTCTCGAAAAAAGACTAAAGTATCTACATAAGACTTATATTAGACAAGAGCCTTTAAAAATTAATTTAATGAGCTAAATATTTTAATTTTTTTAAAATATGAGTATATGATCATACTTTATATGACTATATGATCATAGTTTTTAGGCTTATAGTATATAAATACAGTATGATCATGATCATAGTCGTGATCTACAATCTTTAAATTATTGTAAATCCTTTATTTTTTATGAAGAAATGGAAACCGCAGAATTTTAGGTTAATAAATCGGGAAGATTCTGACGAAAAGGGAGTATGCTATGAAGAATCTAGACAAACATGGGTAACATTACATCATCATACTAGTGAGGAAGATATAATCAATACCTCTGTTGAAGAAAGTGTGCATCAGGCATTGTCAATGTGTGGTTTAAGTTTAATATCAAACATTGAACAGGAGGAATGGTTCTTGGAACAAATGTTTTGGGTTTTAAGTGAATGGATTATTAGCGATTCATAAATAATGTATATATTGTTATAACTATTGGAACTACCCCGAAAAATATACCAATTTTTTGTTTTTGTGTAATTTTATGTTTAGTCTTTATTTCCTTAATTGCATCTGCAACTGCCACATGACTATTATATGAAGACTTTAAATTATTGACTTCTTTCTTTAGATCCTCTATTTCATCTGTAGTTTCAGTATGCAGTTTGTTCATAACCCTAAATATGTTGTTAATTTGTTCAGTTATAGAACGGTGAAATTCATCGTTTGAAATCATTGTACCTTAATAAATGTATTGGTCTATTTAAATTTAGCAATAATTCTCTAGTAGTGATTTACAAGCCTCTGCCCGTCTATCATATATATCGCCTTTTGAGGTAGATTTTTGACTATATAATTCAAGTAATTTTTTCCATTGATCTTCATGTGGATCTTTAATTTCTTCCATAAAGATTAATATGGAGGCAAATATTTAAACTTATCATAATGAATAATATTCAATGTGACGAGTGCGGTGCAGGATATAGACCGGGAATGTTAGCAGATTGTATTAAATGTAAAGGAGAATTTTGTGATACCTGTCATAGAGATCACAAATGTAAACAATGAAATATTGCCCTGAATGTGGTTCTTCCACAGAACAGTCGGAAGCTTCTGAGAGAGAAGATGAGGCATATCCAGATGTGTATTTTTTAGACGTAGTTTTATTATGTTCCAAATGTGATTTGGGGTGGAACTGTATAGGAACTAAAAAGAAATGATTATGTTAGAATTAATACAACAAGTTGAGGTTGATACACCCAAAGGTCGTGGTAGATTGTTTCTTGTCACAGAGTATGGTAGTGAGATTGAAAAGGTATTTACAATAATTTTATACAATGGTCAAATTTGGGAATTTACAAATAAGGATATTACAGTAACTTCAAACATTACAATGGGAAGAAAAAATGATAACTAGGGGGTGTGTAAGGTGCAAGGAATTATTTGAATATAATGGGAATTATGGTGTTGGCAGGGGAACAATGACTAGACGATACTGTGACCAATGCAAAATTCTTCAGCACAGAGATGAAGCTATACTATATCAAAAACGAAAAAAGTTAAATAATACCATTATATAAATTATATATGGGATATAGAAATACTATTCTAGAAGACGGTTTGGAATTTTTGTTACAACAATGTCCTGATATTGTTTTAAATGCACGTTCAATTAAACTAGTTATTGAGTCAGGCACATTTGATCAAGTGATTGCTGAATACAACGGTGTGAAAACACCATTAGAAGATATAGGAAACGAATCAACTAGTAACGGAACACTAGCAAAGATCAAAAAAATTGGAAAAAAACCAAAGAAAAAGAAACAGTCGTCAGATTNACAATTTAGTTTATATACTACAAACTTAAATCAGAAATATGTCNTATGTTGAAATTGGTGCAAAAGACTTGGCTCGTATGNTAAGTATTATGAGTGACTATTTTGGGAAAAANGAAATGANTGAAGATGATGTAACANTAAGAAANAAACTAGAGGTAATGCACAAGTCCGAAATAGAATGGCAAAAGGAACAAGAGGAAGAAGGCAAAGAAGATTTAGTATAGTGGCGTGAGAGCCACAAGTTATCCTGCCAGTTTTGGAGGAATTGGCGTATTTGCACACACCTAAAAATTTATATATGATAAGCACTATATTAATATTATGTCTTCTGCGGACACTAGCCCGTGTATCAACTGTGATACACTAGTTAATATGTGCAAACAATGTCCTACCTGTGGTATCAACGACTGTTTTAGTTGATCCCATTTTTTTCTTTTTAGATAGATTTATATTACTAAACATATATTAATGTAATATGAAACTACCTGTAATAATCATGTTGGCACTAATGCCTTTGGTATTAACTGCTTATGCCGAAGCACCAAGTCATGTTGATGTATATGATTATCCCTTTAACATTACCTTGTTAGAGGGGGGTA